AAAAGAGCTGGTGGAAAAGCACGGAAAAGGTGCGGTAGAAATCGCTAAAAGAAAAGCCAATGCTTTTCAAAAAGATTGTCGTGAAAAGGATTCTGCGTTAATGCTTCTTACCGAAGTTGAAAAGCTGGCAGAGAATCTTTCCTAGTAAGGAATGTAAAGCTCCTCAAGTGATTTGCAGATATTTTGGCAAATTTTGTAAGCCTCTTTATTCCAAGCCTTAACTGCATTTTCTTTTTCGTTTAAAAATTTACTGAGCGATGACTCAACTAAGATTCTGACATCTGAGTCGCCTTTTTCTTTGGCTTCCAAGATGTTGTCAAAAAGATCGTCATCGCCAAGCAAATTATAAAGTTTGTCTTCGGCAACTTTTGGTGACAAAGGTTTTGCCACCAATTTTTGTAATTCTTTAGCTTGTTTAACAGTTTGCGGTAATGCCCAAACTCCCATAAAATACCTCACTTTTTTGTTGTTATTAAATGCCTCTTGAAGGCTCTAATAGTATGGCTTCGCCAACGATTACTATCAAGTCAATTACGACAATTTTTTAATCTTTTTTTGGCAATTTATAGACTCGATCACCATTGGCTGATTTTTCATTTGTAATACCAAGATTTTGGCTGTTATTTAGGCGTGAAATTGCCGATCTGGCGGTATGCTTCTGCCATGTTAATTTTTCGCAGATTTGTTTGAGGCTAATTCCGTCCTCAGCTCCTTTAATCATTTCGATTAATTGCGACATTTTAGTATTGGCGCGAATTGCTGTGATTTTTTTAGCTGGCGATTCTTTGACTGGATTATTTTTAACCTCAGCGACTGCTTTTTTGACTATTTTTTTAGTAACTTGTTTTGAACTTTTTTTAGGCATATTTTCCTCACGTTTTAAGATTAATAAAAGCCTTTCAAGGCTTGTCTAGTATGGCTCGGAGAAGCATCACTATCAAGTCAATTAAGATGATTTTTTGAACAATTTTTAAAAAAGTTTTGAAATACCAAAACGATGACAAATAAACATGGAACTCTCGATTCGAGCATATGCCAGACATCGCGGCGTTACCGAGGCGGCGGTTAGAAAAGCAATCAGACAAGGAAGGGTCAGCAAGGGCAAAAATGGCAAAATAAATCCCAAAACTGCTGATAAAGAATGGGGGCAAAACACTGATCCGGCACAAATAAAGGCAGTATTTACTGAGGAAAAGCCCGATTACAGCCAGAATTCAATACCAAACACAGCAAACGGACCGAGTTATCAGCAAAGCCGAGCGATTAAAGAGGCTTACGGCGCAAAACTGCTTAGGCTTCAATTTGAAAAGGAATCAAAAAAACTGATTTCGATAGATGATGTTAAAGTGTCAGCGTTCAACGCTGCACGAATGACCAGAGATCGTATTTTAAACATTCCTGATCGAGTTATTCCTCAGCTTGTTGGCAAGACCAACATTTTTGAAATGAAAGAAATTTTAAAAGCCGAGTTGATCAAAGCCTTGGAAGAGCTATCAAAAGTTCATGAAAAACTATGATGACATTTACCTTCAAAATCACTGCGAAGGCTTAAAGCCAGACCCGAATTTTACAGTATCATCGTGGGCTGATAATCACCGAATTTTAAGCAGTATTTCTTCAGCAGAACCTGGGCCGTGGAGAACGGATCGCACTCCTTATTTGAAAGAAATAATGGATTGCTTATCGCCAAGTAATCCTTGCGAAAAAGTTGTCTTCATGAAAGGCGCGCAAATTGGCGGAACTGAGTGCGGCAATAACTGGATGGGTTTCGTAATTCATCACGCACCAGGACCAATGCTGATTGTAAATCCGACAGTTGAGACTGCCAAGCGCACCTCAAAAATGAGGATTGATCCTGCAATAGAAAATTGCCCAGCGTTAAAAGAAAAAGTAAAAGACCCTCGCGCCAGAGATTCGGGCAACACAATTTTGATGAAGGAATTTCCAGGTGGTGTTCTGGTTATGACCGGCGCGAATTCTGCTGTTGGTTTACGCTCAATGCCGATTCGATATTTGTTTCTCGATGAAGTTGACGGCTACCCTGATGATGCCGCTGGTGAAGGTGATCCAGTAAATCTTGCGATTCAAAGAACTGCTACTTTTAGCAATCGCAAAATTTTCATGATCTCAACACCAACGATCAAAAATTTTAGCAGAATCGAAACTGCATTTTTAGAAGGTGATCAGCGTTATTACTTTGTGCCATGCCCTGATTGTGGCGAGTTTCAAACTCTTAAATGGGCGCAGATAAAATGGCCGAAAGGCAAACCGGAATCTGCTTATTACGCCTGCGAAAAATGCGGCAGCATTTGGGAAGATCACCAAAAAGCAGCAATTTTACGACAAGGTAAATGGGTAGCAACCAACCCGAATACCAACAACAAAACAATTTCTTTTCACTTGTCATCACTTTACAGCCCGCATGGCTGGACAAGTTTTGGCGATATAGCACAGGAATTTTGCGAGGTTCATAAAGACCCACCAAGGCTTCAAGTTTGGACGAATACCAAACTTGCAGAGACTTGGGAAGATATGGCGGGAGAAGTTATTGATCCAACCGGATTAATGAAACGCCGCGAAAATTTTGGCACCAGATTATTCAAAAACATCGCCATCATTACCGCTGGCGTGGATGTGCAAGACAATCGTCTTGAGATCGAAATTGTTGGCTGGGGGAAAGATGAAGAAAGTTGGTCACTTGATTACCAAGTTATTTACGGCGACCCATCAACTCCGCATCTTTGGAATGATCTTGATAAAATTTTGGAAACAACTTTTGAGCATCAAAGAGAATTACCAAATTTTCCGATTGCAGCGGTTTGTATCGATAGCGGCGGTCACTATACGGATCATGTTATCAACTACTGCGATGCGCGTAGACACAAAAAAGTTTTTGCCATCAAAGGAAGTTCTTCTGGTGCAGGAGTTCCAATCTGGCCACCTCGTGCCAGTCAAAACAAAAGATTAAAAAAACCGGTTTATGTAATTGGTGTAAACGATGCCAAGGAAACTCTGATGCAAAGACTTCGCATTGCCGAGGAAGGAGCTGGTTACTGGCACTTTCCAATGGAGCGTGATGCAGAATGGTTTGCACAAGTTACCTCAGAAATCGTCAAAACCAAATATGCCAAAGGCAGACCTGTCCGAGAATGGACACCGCGCCGTGAAGGAGCAAAAACTGAAGCGCTTGATTGCAGAGTTTATGCTTTTGCAGCACTGCGTGGGTTAGTTCGCAATTGGAAATTTGATTTAAACAAAGCTGCCCAGCGAATAAAAGAAACTGCGCTGCGACCAGAAAATAAGCAGGTTCAAAATATTCAACCAACAGCGCCTCAAAGAGTTAGAAGAGTCAGAAGCAAAGGAATTTACTAAAAGTGAAAACGCTTGAAGAACAATTAACAGAAGTCCAACAGGCAATTTCTGACATTTTGTTAAACGCCCAAGAAGCGTGGTATAACGGACAGAAAGTCAGAAAAGCTGATCTTGCTACACTTGAGCAGCGCGAAAAAAGATTACTGGTGCAAATTAAAAGAAAAAATCGCGGTGGAATCAGAGTTAGAGGCGTTACTCCAGTATGAGAAAATTTCCTAAAATTTCTGAAAGTTGGTTGGATAAAACCATTTCTTATGTCAATCCGCAAGCGGGTTTAAAAAGATTTGAAGCCAAAACCAGATTGGCAATTGCCGGTGGTTATACTGGCGCAAGACGCGGTCGCAGACAAACCTCAAGTTGGAATACAACTGATGGCTCTGCCGATAATGTTACGCTTCCCGATCTTCCGGACTTACGCCAAAGATCACGCGATTTACTTCGCAATGCTCCGCTTGCTTGTGGTGCGGTAAATACTGTAGTCACGAATGTTGTTGGAACTGGTCTTAAAGTTCAGTCGCACTTGGATCGCGATGTGCTTAAGGATTATTTCAAAAGCGAAGATGAGTTTGATGTTTTTGAACGAAATGCCGAACGGATATTTCGCAACTGGGCGGAAAATCAGGATTGCGACATTACTCGCTGCCAAACTTTTAGCGAAATTCAAAATTTGGTTTTGCGTTCAGTTCTTGAAAGTGGCGATGTTTTTATTCTTAAACGCTATGCCCCGCGACCAAACAGAAACATCAATCTTGCTCTGCAAATTGTTGAAGCTGATCGCGTTGCTAATACTGATTTTAAAGCAGATTCGGCGACTCTTGCTGGTGGTGTTGAAATGGACTCCGATGGAGCACCAATTTCTTACTCAATTTGTAATCAACATCCAACTGATTACCAAAACCAAAACGAAAAAAACTTTGTTAAAGTTCCGGCTTTTGACAAATATGGAAATCGTCAGGTCTTTCATATTTTTAGTCGAAACAGACCAGGACTTACACGAGGCATTCCGTATTTAGCACCAGTAATTGAAAGCCTCAAACAACTCGATCGTTACACTGAAGCAGAAATTATGGCTGCCGTGGTGTCAGCGATGTTCACGGTTTTTGTAAAATCAGAAGATGAAGAAGGACTCGCGTCAATGACTCCTTCAGAAGGTGGAACAAGAGATGATGGAGATTACAAGTTAGGACCAGGTGCAATTCTTGATTTGCAGCCAAATGAAAATATTGAAATCGCCGATCCAAAAAGACCGAACCAAGCCTTTGATCCTTTTGTGCAAGCCGTGCTTCGTCAAGTTGGTGTGGCTCTGGAATTGCCGTTTGAAATTTTAATCAAACATTTCACAGCAAGTTATTCAGCGGCTCAAGCGGCTTTAGTTGAAGCATGGAAATTTTTCTCAAGCAGACGCAAGTGGCTTTCAATTCAGC